TCTGCTGAACCAACATGAGAAGTGATACATCTATAATTTAATCCATTAGAACCTTTTACTTCATCAGGTCTGTAAGTTCTAACTAATGCTCCATTTACCATACAAGAAAAATCTAAAGAACCAGATAACTGATCCGTAGCCAATGCTTTGATTCCAACTAATACATTCTTTGGGTATTGAAAATCATCTGTATAAACCTCTCTTACAGCAGACACATACATTGCATCTCCATATCTAGCTGAACTATACTCAGTAGTATGCTTTGTTACAGCTACATTGTAGACACCGGGGGTCAAACCACCAATTTTATACGTTCTTCTTATTGCACTATTTTGAGCACCAGTAACAACAGTATGAGTTTGTATTGCTGTAGCATATTTGGTGATAGAATCTCCACACCAATGCCATATGGGATAAGTCCAACCCCCTATTCCTTCATCATAATAATAAGTTAAATATCCAGCATCATTGTAAACAGGTTGTCCTTCATAATGATCAGCATAAACTGTAGAACCGGGAGCACCAGTATCTAACCAAGTTGAAGTACTAACATTATTTTCTGTATCCCAATGTTGTAACCAATACCCCTGTCTCCATTGACCATAATATTCTATCCAAGAATAAGTAACTGGTGTATTTGTGAGAAAATAATAAACACCGGGATTGGTTGTTATATTAGCTACTGCAATACTAAAAGCTTCACTTAAAGCATCTAATCCACCCTGATCATTACTATAATATAATCCGTTTGGAAATGTTATATCTATCTCTAGCCCATTAAAATCATTCCCTATTGTATTGTAAGATATTGGGCTACCATAAGTAATTTTTCTTGCTAGAGAAAATTCAATCTTAGTATCATTAAAATTTGATATAACTGCTTGATTTAAATATCCCAACCTTGTTTCAATACTAACACTGTTATATTGGTAATATTCCTGATCACTCAACTTGAAATCACTCAAACTTTTTATAGGGCCATAACCTAAACATAGTAATACATTAAGATATTGATTATCACCTATATTTTCTATATAAGTAGAAATAACATTACCAGTAGCTTTCATTGTTCCATATGTTTTAGGTATAACTAATCCCTGCTGTTGAGTGGTTTGGGGATTCCAAGAATAGGTTTGTGATTTGTCATAATCCCCACCACTAAGAATATCTGTAGTTGGGGTTTCTACATGAGGAGGTAATAAAGCATTAACTAAAAGTCCTCCAACCATCATAATACCCATACTAAGCATAGCTCCACCAAAAGTACCAGCAGCAAGAGAAGGGACTATTGGCCCTATTGCATAAGGAGCAGCTATAGCTACAATTGCTAATACTACCATAGCCACAACTCTAAGAATATCATCACCACCACCTTCAATAGTGGGAATGAACAGAATATAGTCATTTGGTACTAAATAAATAGAAGACAGATCATTTTTAGCTATAATTTTCCCATTTAAAGATGTGACAACATCTATATCCATAGGGAAGTGTTTATTACGAAGTTCAAGTAAAGTTTCCCCGTCATAGTCTACTAATGAAGTAGTTCTATCTAGTTTATTAAATGGGTTTTTAATTTTTACTATTCCTACTTTACTTTCCACTTGTAATATCCTCTAATACGTTTACTCCAAAATTCATTATCTAATCTTTCTATTGAAACATTTCTACCCTTCATCATATGAATAAAGGTCTTGCAATCTTCCAAAACAACTCCTATGTGAGTTACATAAGGATGTTTAATAGAAAATAATACTAAACAAAAAGCTTCTGGTTTTTCTAACTCTTCTGCTAATTCCTTTCCATCATTAATCATTTTGGCTATAGTACTTCTTTCATCTGGTTCATCATATTCTGGAAGTTCTATACCTAATCTTTTATATATTTCTTTTGGTATCCAGTAACAATTCCTTTCTCCCTTTTCATAGGTTTTACTCATTAAGTCTTTATACAACACGAACTCCTCCAGTAGACAAACCTATATACCCACCAAATCTTCTACTATTTGATTTGTGCTGGCAATCTTCTAAAACCCGTCTACAGGTTAAATCTGTACCAACATAACCACACTCAACACTTCTAAACTTCCAATTACAATGATCTGCTAAATATCTATTTAAAGGAAACCTTTTTCCTAATGGATTTGGTGCTCCTAATACTATAGATACATATTGAGAGTCAGCAGAAGAACTTATTATGTCATAAGTTCTTTCAAGTTCAGCATAATTTTCTTCCAAAAGTCCTGCGTTAACAATTCTAATGATAACTTGCCCACCAATAATACCTTCCAATTCTTCTAAATATGCTTGAACTACTCTTGTTACATTAGAAACTTTTACTGTTAATGTTTGTATTTCTCCTTTACTTGTGTCTGAAACTGAATCTAATTCTAATGGAAATGCTACATATTCATATCCACCAAAAGTAACATCTTCATTATTTCTTACTAATCTTAAAGTCCCTTGTTCATCTGGTAATATGATTTCAAACAAAATCAACCAAGGACTCCCAGAACCCAGTTTGTTAGCTTCAATCAATAATGCCTGAGATAGATTTTTCATTAAGGTTCCCTCACCACAATTTCAGTTTTCCACCAACCACCATCAGTATCCAAAACATAACTAAACTTAGGAGGATTCACAAATCTAACTCCATAACTATCACCTGATTGTGGGTGTACCCAAGTAAATGTATAGGTACCTTGAACTAAGTCATCGACATAGAAATCTTCCAATTCCTCTTTGTCAGCAGTTGGTAAAAAATCATATCTAAAAGTAAAAGTTCTTCTAGCTTTTGTATATCTAGTTCTCACCTGTTCAGCACCAGATTCAAAACTGTTTCTTATTCTAACATCTTCATATTCTTCATCTAGCTCTATAGAAGGTGGAACACTTAATGTAGGGTAATCCATTATTTCACTCCATATTTTCTTCTAACATCAGGGTCTCTGTTTGCTAATTCTAACATAACGGTTTTAACCCATCTATTACCGTCAAATTGTGGTTGACTCTGAGTAGCTTTGACATCAGAACCAGTTTTGTTTTCTATGTTGACAACCATAACTGGAGGTTGACTACTTCCCCTTCCCAATGGAACAATATTACCACTTGAACCGGGAACAAATACTTCTGGTTCACCTTTTTCACCAACTAAATAAGCTTGATTCACTCCAACATAACCACCTGAAGCCCTTTTTTGTAGAAAACCACCAAATCCAGAAGAATAGTTACCTGAAAAACTAGTTCCAGAAGATGTTGGCATAAGAGAAGGGAACAATCCTAATATTCCACCAAGAATTCCAGAAGCTACTTGCTTTGCAAGAAAGTCTGCTAGTGCCTCACCAATCATTGTTAAAAAGTCCACTATATAATCACCAACATCTTTAAGTTCACCTTTTATAACATCAGTGAATAGATTTTTAAAAGAATCTCCCATTCCCCTAAATATAGTTTCAGAAGTTACCCTTATATTTTCTCCTGTGTTAGCAAAATCTTTATGTACTTCCTCTAAAGAATAAGATATAACACCAAGAAAGCTTCTTTCACTATAAATTTGTTTAACATCTTCTAACTCTTTTCTCCTTAAATCCATTCTTTTAACAACACCATTCTCAACAGCTATAGTGATCTGATTTTCAGCTTGTTCAGTAGCTTTTTCTACCTCTTCCCATGCTAGTTTAACTTCTTCTGATTCATCAGGGTAATTAGCCCAAGTTGCTTGATATTTACTAATTTTAGAAAGCAACTCATTATTTATTTTCTCTACCTCATCTGCTGTCTCTTTCTCAATTTTTATTCTCTCTAAAGAATAGAAGTCTACTGCTGCTATTCTCCCTTTTGAATACTGATATTCTCTCTCTGAGGATTCTGCTTCTCTTCTTATTTTATTTATTTCTAAAATTGTGTCTACTTTATTCTTCTCTACTTCTATTTCATTTTCAGACCTTCTTAGATTTTCTTTTCTTATATAAATTGTTCTCTCATTTTCAGCTTTTATGACTTCTTTTAGAATTTCATTTTGTATTTTCTTCTCTTCTTTTCTTATGTCATCTAATTGGTTCTTATACTTCTCTTCTACTAGCTGTTTTTTTTGTGGTGTTTTGGCTCTTGCAAGATCAGATTGATACTCCTTCTCCAATTTCTCTCTTGCTGAAGCAAGACCTTCTAATTCTTTAAGTTGCATATCTCCATATTTTCTTGCTATCTTCACACTATTTTCATAGTAATCTTCAGAACTTATCTCTCCAAGTTTATGTTTTTGCTCTAAAATTGCAGTTTCTTCTCTTGCTTCTTCTTTTAATAAGTCTATTCTTTTTCTATACCCATCTTTTATAGCATTATATAAACTATTTTGATATGCTCTGGCACCTCCTTTTGAACTTCCAGTGTCAGTAGAAGTTCCACCACCTCTATCTATTTCTGGCTCAATCATTTTTGATGCTTTATAATCTTTAGGAAGGCCATACATAGCATTTTCAGCTAATTGTTTATTGACCATTTTGTTTATATCTTCTTGTGGCACCCTTTCTAATCCAGCACCAGCTACTTTAGATAAAGCTCCACGTTCATCAACACCTAATCCCATTCCCTGTAATTTTTTACTCCATTCCTGACCAGAAGCAGATGTGGCTTTTCTTAATGCATTTAATTCTGCATGTGTCATACTACTTACTAAAGCACCTAAATCTTCTTTCTCTTTAGCCATTCTCTTTTCTGCTACATACTTTCCTATATAAAATAATGTTATCATTACACCTATTCCAATAGTCAATCCACCAAGAGATGCTAAAATAGCTCTTAACCCACCTAATTGTACTATCACACCAGCTATAGTTGCTTTCAAAGCTGTAAATCCTGCTACTATGGTAGTTATTGAATTCATTGTTGTTGATACTAGAAGTGTACCAAGATAGGCACCAATTAAATATGCAATCTCTACTCTAAATTTCACTATTAAATCTATAAGACTTTGTAGATTCTTTATTAAACCAACAAATCTTTCTTCATTTCCTTGATCTACTTGAAAAATACTTTTAAATTTATTTTCTAGTATTTTTAACTGGTCTAAAACATTGAGAGTAGAAGTCTTAAACATTCTTTCCAGAACACCTGTCTCTGCAATTCTAGCTTCCATTTCTTCTATACCCTTTGAAGCTTGATTCAATATTGCGGATACTGATCTTCCTGCTCTTAATTCCCAACCTTTAAAGACATCTGCCAAAGTCAATTCAGGAGCATCTGATAATCTTTTAAAGACATCTACAAGCCTATTTTTTGTTGGGTCTATATCTTTTAAAGAAATTCCTCTATTAGTCAAAATCTTCGCTAAAGAATCATTTTCATCTTTTGCGGCTTTTACTAATCTTGTTATTGCATTACCAAGACCAGTACCAATAGTAGAAGGTTTCACACCAGCTTGAGATAGCGTAGCTGCTAATGTCAAAGTATCTTGTAAAGAAGTTAAACCATTTAAATTAGTATTTAATGTTTTTGCTGTTGTTGCTAAATAGTTAAAAACTGTTCCAAGGTCTGCTACTTTCATACGAGAAGCAGCCATAGCAGCAGAAATTTTATCCGCTGCTGCGGGTAAGTCATCAGCTTGTAATTTCCAAGCAAAGAAAGCTACTGTCAAAGCATCAACAGCAACAGCCATGTCTTCACCAGTTGTTACAACCATCTTTCCTGCTAATGGAATAGCTTGTGAGATTGTTTCAAAATCCATACCAGCTTGTGCAAAAGTAAATGCTGATTTTGCTATTTCATTTGCACCTACTGGAATTTCATTAGATAATGCTATTGATTGTCTTCTTAATGACTCCATTTGTTCTGAAGATAAATCAGCAGCGGCACCAGCTTGTTTTACTGCTTTTCCTAATTCTAAATTTGATTTTATTGCTTGATAAGGTAATTCTAATGCTGCAAAAAGTAATGCTCTTGCACCATACCATCTTGCTTGAATTGCTAAAAGTTCTTTAGTACCTTGAACATAACCCTTTAGTCCTTCTTTTAAATGAAGAAAACTCATCCTTGTCTTACCAAGACCAGCCACTACTCTTTCATTTTCTCCTATAAAAGAAGCTATCTTGGCTTTTTGCCCTTCAAAAGATTCACCAATATTCTTATTAGTTCTTATCCATTCCTTTGCTTCTTTAATATTAGCTCTAGCTTGCTCTACATTCTTTTTAGATAAATCCATAAATTGTTGAAACTGAGTTAATTGTGGTGGCTTAATAATCTGTTGATACCCACTCTCACCAGTAAGTGCTTTTTGCCAATTAGTAGGAAACCCCTTGCTCAATGTATTTGATACTATTCTGTTCTGTTCTTCATAAAATGATTTCATTTCTTGAAGAGTTTTCTGAGATTTTTTATTATCAAAACCAAACATTCCACCAGATTTGGTTAGTCTTTGATTTGTACTTTCTGCTTGGCGTACTAATTCATTTTGAAATGAACTGGAAGAAGACTTTACATAATTTTCATAATCTTTATAGTTTCCTTTTAAATCAGATATTAATTTTTTAGAACCTGAAAATACATCTCCCTTCTGCCCCATTATACCAGAAAGTTCTTGACCTTTATAAAATTCCCTCATTAAACCTAAAGGCCCACCAGTATTATTGATTGCTCTTAAAGTAGACTCCATGTCTTTCATTGAAGTCCTTAACTTACCAAAAGCATTACCAATACTGCCCAAATTGTCTTTAACAAACTGAGAGCTACCTTTGGTTAAGTTGCCTTGTAGATTTCTATATTCTTTATTAAAATCTTGAAGGGCTAACTTACCTTTTAATAGGTTAGTTATAAGACTATTTACATTTACATTTTGTCCAAGATCAATTTTAAATTTAGCCAAATCCGCAAGATTCTGTTGGAATCTTTCAAGAAACTTTTCATTTACCGATCCTTTTTTAAGGACTTCAATTTGGATTTGGATATCTGTTTTATTTTTTGCCAATTGCTTTATTCTCCTTTTTTACTTCTATATCTCTACTACAATTAGCACAATCAATGTCTTTACCAGCTTGTCTACATGCTTGACAATAAGCATCATCTATATCTGTTTTTGTTTTAACTCCTAAAAATCCTAATACAGCTTCTCTAAAAGTTACATCTCTAATTTTAAAATCTATATAAGGCTTTAATTCTTCTAAAGTGAATCCCCAAACTATGTCGTCACGTTTGGTGATGTCTCCTCCTGTGAGGATTGCACAGAGTTCTTCTGTTCCGTTTCTGCTTTTTTCTGATTTAGTTTTTCTCCCATTTTTTCTACTATCTCGTTTACTCTGTTCAATAGTAAAGAAATGGGGTTGCAATCGAAAAAATCTTCAATAACTTCCAAAGTCTGTTCTGGAGAAATATCAAATTGAATATCTTCAACCACAGTATGTAAATTTTTATGTTTTAAATGATCCAAATCTGCTGGTATTAAAAGGATGCCAACTGCATATGAAATTTTGTCACCCAAAACTGTGACTAAATCCATTATAGTAGCATTTTGTGGAATTTCTAAACCTTTAATTAGGTCTAGTATTTGATTGACTTGACCAAGGACAAGTTTACGCTGAAGGTAAACCTTGTCTCCAATGGTGTACTTAAACTCTTTTCTTTCTTCCATAATCTCCCCCTGAGATATAAATTATATAGAAGAAGTAACTGGCTTATTTCTAAACCAGTTACTTTCTTGCTATGGTTTAACCCTGAATATTTGCTGCTGTCTGAGTGTTCCACAAAATCATAGAAAGTGCAGAACCTCTTACACCATCCCTATAGTATCCAGTAAAAGGAAGCTCTACCATTACTCCTGCTGGCCCACCTACTGTTGGTGACTGAGGACTGAAAAGCAATTCATCTATAAAAATATCAAGTTTTTCATTATCAGCGGCACCAGTACCAGCACCATGAGTAAGCGTTACCTGTAAACTAGTTTCTGCATTATTAAGTGCTTTATTATACATAGTATCATTTTCAAACAATGCTGTAATAGTACCAGAAACTTTTACCATTCCATTAGGAAGGGAATATCTAGTACCTGTTCCATCAATAACGAATACTGAACCGTCAAGATTATTTTCCATTGTTATATCAAATGAAGTTGCGATACCAAGAGATGCGCCACCTTCTTTAATGGTTGCTTCAAATCCGTCAAAAACGCTGCCAACTGCTTCTGTAGTATAATCTGTTGCATCAGGGTCAAATGAAGCTGCTGTAACTGTATGAGTTGCGCCCATGAAACTAAAAGTTGTTTCAACAAATCCTTCTGACTTAACAGCCATTCTCATACTATTAATCTTACAACCATTATACACAAAGTATTCTGGTGTAGCTAAATCAGTAAACTGTTTTTCTATTGTAAGACCTGTAGGAAGATCAGCAATAGTAAACGTGTGAGAATAAGGTGAAGAACCAGAAGTTGTAAATGTACCTAGTGCATGATATAATAGTTTACCCATATATGGGTCTAATTCCACTGAAATATCTCCAGCAATTTCTTGATTTCCTCTTGCTGGTTTAGCTGGATTTCTGCTACCACGTAAAGTTGCTGAATCCAAAAGATTCCTAGACATCCTTAAAGTTTCACTTGTGAATGGCAAAACGTGGGCATCAGGAGCAGGGTTAGTTGTTTTAAAAGTAAACTCTGCATCATATATAATTTTAGCATTACTGCCTTTTGCTTGTGTCATGTCTCTTTCCTCCTATATTTTACTCTTCCATATTTCCTTTAGCATTTCTATAAATTATTCTATATGGTATAACCATAGATTCTAGTTGCATTGTGGGGTCTACGGTTTGAAAGTCAACACCTATTCTTTCTGAATATTCAACTGTGTTAGTAAACTTATAATCTGCAAACATAGCAGAATGTATTGCATTTAATAAGTCTTCTAAAACATTATCTGATCCCCAAACTTCTAAGAAAACAAGCCATTCCCATGATTCTTTCCCTATAACTGCTCGTTCATCTAGCAACCTAGTCTCAGGGCCGGAATATATAAAGCACTGAGGAAACGTAGCAGTAGATAAATTGGCTGGAGGTTGCTTACTCAATTTAACAGAATCAGAATCAAATATAGTTTCTCCATCTATAGTAGCTGCACGAATAATTTCTTGTATTCTACTTAATGTAGACTGTCTCTTAGTAGCCATTTGTTTTCTTCCAATTATTTAATGCTCTCATTGCAATAGAAGGCAATCCTATATTTACTGTATTTTCAAGATTTTCTTGAATATCAGAAGGATTAATTCTCCTTGGTATCCCTACTGAAGACTTCATATTATAGATAGTCTGTAAACCATGAGGTTTTACTTTTACATATTGATTATAAAAGTTTCTAACAGGTTGCCTTGGAAATATATCTGCTGGCCCACCTTGTTTTGGAATCCAAAGAAATCTTGTGTGTTTTGCTGATATAATTTGCATTCCAGTACCAACATGTGTTTTAACATAAGGGACAGAATCACTAAAATCTGCTCTAATCTCAAAACTATATTGATTAATTTTCTGAGCATAAGATATCAATGCTTTCCCCAAACCACCAGTTCTTCTCACAACACCACTTTGCCCATAAATGATATTGTCTATGGTAGACCTGTCAAATTTGTTTAAAACTGTATTAATATGTTCAAAAGCATAATTTGAAACAAAACGTGGAAGTTCCTTTAGACTCTTTTCAATTTTATCTATAAGTTGACTTCCGACTACAGTTATTCTTATATCTAACAATTAATCACCCGCTGGTTTTCTATACATATGTAATATACTCTTTACTTCTGGTAGTAAATCACCAAAATAAATACCATTTATAGAACCATTAGGCAAGGTAACTGAAGTTACACCTATGTTAGTTCTGTTCCTATAGACAAAAGCTGATTGCAATAACACAGCAAATTTTATAGCATCTGGAATATCTTCAATTATATTTTTAACTGTTCCAGCTATAGTTGTGGTAACTACATCATAACCACCTAACCAAGTAATTTCAAGCTGTTTTGGTTCTAAATAAGTAGGAAAAAAATCAAATTCTACAACACCTTCATCAAACCAAACATAATAATCTGAATCTATAGTTTGCACATTTTCATCTAGTGTAACAGTTATATTTGCAGAAGAATCTATAGGATAGGAAGTTAAGAAATATCTTCTTTTTTTATCTACAATATCAAAAACTTTAGTTCTGTATTCTTTAGTTAGACTTCTATTTAAAAACGCTTCTACTCTAGAAGATACATATTCAATAATCATACCTATTAAATAGTCATGAGAAGTATCATTTTTTTCTACAAATGCTTTTACATCTTCTAATGACACTAATAGCATTATTTACCTCTTCTTTTGATTAAAGAATCTCCTACCATCCTATCATTTACTAAATCTTTTATTTCTTCTGTTCCTTCTGGTTTTTCTGTTTCTTCCCTTTTTTGTTTTTCTTCTTCTTTGCTCCCACCTTTCATCTCCTCCAGTATATTTACTTTCCAAGATTGGTTTTTCAACACTTCTTTAGATATAGGGGAAGGTACTTCTGTACCCTCCCTATATAATTTACCATTATGACGAACTACATACCCTTTTCTAACTACTAATTTCATAATCTCCCCCAATAGTCAGATTAACTAGGCAGGAAGTTCTGTCTTCATACCTAATATAGCTGCCGCAGACACAACTATAAAAGGCCCAGTTCCACCGTTAAACTGAATTGACATAACTGCACGAACATACCTGTCAAGACCAACAAGATCACAACTAACTTCAGTAAGTGTAGCGGTATTGGTTACATTGTGAGTTGACGCATCAATAGCAGAAACAGCAGCAAATGTGCTATTATCTTCAGACTCTTCTATAGTACAAGTTATAGTAAGTCCAACAGGTGTACCTTCTGGTGTAGAGTTATGGAAAGCAAAAACTGCACTTTCATAACCTTTTCTATCAATACCTTCACCATTTACTGAATCTGCCGTTGCACCAGCACCTATGGTGACAGGAGCAATACTTGAGAATACAGCAATTGCATTTCCTAAAGATTTATTCATAATTACATTCCTCCTAAGTAAAGTTTAAAGAGACAGGGGAGATTATTCTCCCCTGTTATTTATGCTATTGTAGCATCATTAATCAAACAGAAAGATTCAGCATGTCTTACCTGAACATCAACTTCCTGAAAGATTCTAATCCAAGTCTGATCGGTCTGGAAAGCAGTTGAAGTATCCTGAGAAGCCCTAAGTTCTACTCCACCCCAAAAACCGATTAGCATGTCTTTCCAGTTAGCAAAAAAGATTTCAGCACAATTAGTAGCATTACCTTTTGTAAGGTCAATAGGAAGAAGAGTTGTCATTTTATAAGGATGACCCATCCAAGACACTAACTGAGCATCAGAAACCATAGGGGTTATGATGTAAGAACCATCAGTATCTCCAGAAAACTGTGCTACTTTCTGTTTTATAAGTCTACGTCTAATTGCAGGATGGAATGCATAACCCATATTACCTCTATAGGCATTGTCTTCCTGAAGTGCATACTGCATATCATATAGAAGATCGAATGTAGGAGCACCACCATTTTCACCGATTGCTACTGTATTAATACCAGCAACATTAGCAATTCCACAAGGTTCATAATTATCACCAGAACCTCTCAATGCAGCCTTATCTACTGTTTCAGCAATTTCCGCAAATAACTGTTCACGAATTATTGCTTCTACTGAAGGGTTAGACCATTTCAAAAGTTCATTAGAAAGTTTCACTAATGCACCAACTTTCTTAGGTGACAAACTGACCTGACCAGTTGTTAGACTTGATTCTGTAGGAGCAACATTTTCAGTTACCCAATATCCGGTTGGCCCACCAGTTAGTTTAGGAATTATGATTGGTACACCATTAAGGTTATCCAAAACGGTAGCACCAAGCTGTGCGACAACTAACTGCCCTCTTAGCAATTCAATGTAACCAGCAAGAATTTCACCGGGAACAAAGTAACCCATAGAGGTATCTTCACCAACTGACATTGCTTTCTTCCTTGCATTCTGGAAGACTTCTCTTTCAAAACCAGCCTGTGACCAATCATTCGTTATGATTGCTTTAACTGCTCTAAAAAATGAGAATTTGCTAGCTTCATCCTCAAGACCGGGCATAGGTGCAACCACTCCTCTTGGATTCATCCTAACTTCAAGATCATCTACTCTTGTAACTAATGTTTTCTGAGCATCCTTTATTTCATCAACAGTACCGCCCATTTTTTCCATTAGTGCTTTCTGTCCTTCTAACATTTCCTTAATTTCTATCATTTTCATTTCCTCCTATGATATTATATACTAATTATTCCATCTTGTTCATTAGTCAACTTTTTCTGACTGAACAGGAATATGTTCCTTTACAATTTTATTAGTATCATTAATAAGTTTCATGATATAATTTAGTTCTTCAGCTTCTTTTTCTTTTGCATCCTTTTCTTCTCTTTCTTTTGCTATTCTATCTTCTAATTCTTTCTTTTCTCTTTCCAACTGCATTTGTTCATCCAGTTCTTCATCATCTACAGATAAAGATTTCATAAATTCTTCTATAACTGCAAATTTTTCATCTATATACATCTTTATCTCAGCAACTACTTCCTTCATCTCTTCCTCCTTGATTTCTTTATCTTTTTTATCATCAACAATCATTTTGATAGATGTCACTTCAGATTTCCCTTTCGTTACTTCATCAGTATTTAAATCTTCTAAAATTAACTCTGAAAAATCTTCTGTATTAAATACTTTATCCATACCATTTATAATTGATTCTGTATATTCTTTAATAACTAAATCTTCTTCATCATCAAATGATTTTGCCAATGCAGAAGGATTTGCAGGAACTAGAACCTGAGATACTTCAAGCAGTTCTACATCAGTATAAGTTAAAAAGGGTTTCTTACCCATTTTTGCTTCTTCATGATCCTTTTCTTCTGCTCTTTCATAACTAAAAGGAAGAAATCCAACTGAATAAGCTGCTTGACCAAATTTACTCGCTAATTTCCAACCCCAATCAGCTTCAGGATTACCCTCACCTACAAAATATTTGAATTTTGCAACTAAAGCACCATCTTTAACATAAACTTTTTCTGCATAGCCAATTTGATTAGTTAGTTTCCCGTAGCTATGTGAACTTACAAGAACAGGGTGTGACTTGTAATTTCCAAGTCTTTTTTTCCACGCATCTATATTTATTACTTCTCCGTATCTATCTATTGTTTCATCAGAAACAACAGCTTCTAACGTAAAATCTTTTTCATTTATAGTTTTTATCTGACTTACAAAGGTTTTCGTAACTTTTTCCATTAGTTTTCCTCCATACTATATATAATATTATAGACAATATCTTTAAAAATCTTTAACAAATTATTATAAATCTCACAATATATCATAATTTACTTTATCTTAACAATAGGAACACAATAACAACGGCACATTATAATCTCATCTATAGGAGCTTTGTTATCAAGAGGATACCTAATAGTAAAGTCATTACTGAAGGAATCTCCTATTCTCACCACTTTTCCATTAAATTTATCATGCCTTCCTTTTTCTGATCTACTTATCCACTTATGATATTGAACACCAGAATTCTCCATTAACACAAACCTAATCGTATTAATCATATAAGCAGACTCAGTTCTTGCTATTCTAAGAGCTATGTTATCTACTTTGTTGTAAAATGCCCTGATTTTATTTGCTTTTACTTTAGTATCTTTTTCTATTAATATCTTTTCAAGTTTCTTTTTCAAAGTAGCTGTTACAGTTCTAGAACTAAAACCAGTTCTTTCCTGAATAACAGTATTCATCTTCTGTTTACATGACTCAGTTACTTCATCAAATGTAAACTCTTCCTTAAACAAATCTAATCCTTCTTGACTAGATATAAGGTATAATCCACTAACTGATTCTAAAAAAGAACCCATCTCTATCTTCTCATCAAAAACCACTTCATTTCCTTGATAGATATTAGTTAGTATTCTTTTTCTTTGCTCATAAAGGAATCTCTTGATTTTCTTTTTGAAAAGAATCTCAACTGAACCCTGTCTTGCTAAGTAATTAGCCCACATAGAATCTTCTCTCTGAGACAAATCTATGTCTTTACCCTCATCTGGTTTCTTAGATTCTTCATCAGCAGGAGTTTTACCTTCATCTGGTTTTTTAGGTTCATCTGGTTGTGCATTAGGATCGGGAATAAAATCTAGTGCATTTTCTACAGGAATCATTCCTGTTTTAATCCACCATGTATTTCTCCAAGGTCTTTCTTCAAATCCCAAGTCAAGCCTTTTGTTTATTTCATTAGCAGAAAATCCAATTTCATACAATTTTACTGCTATGTCTACTTTTTGCCCAAAGTCTTCTCTTAATGCTTCTACTACTGATAAGTCAAACCCGCCCCAGTATTTTCCGTTTTCTAGTTTTGAATAGAACTTTGCCCATAGGAAGTCTTCTATGTAAATTATTTTTGGCAATAGAGTCTCTTTCCAAAATGATTCATGGGCATTCTTAATGCCCTCATAGGATTGAATATTCTCATAATTGCCTAGAACGACTTCATTAATCTTAAACGCTGCTAAAATTTCGCCACGAATAACTTTCTTCAGAACACTGAATTCCATTTCTTTTTGAGACATGGCCTTAGTTTCAACAAACTCAGCACCTCCTTCTATAATACCGACTTTATGTGCTCTTTCTGCACCTCCATGTCTTTCCTGAAACTGATCAACCATCCTTTTGTATACTTCATTAGGAAGAAATTCTGGAACGGAAATTATGCCTGAAAGGGCAATACCGTCTTTAAAGAACTGTTTGTTATACTTATTAGCAAAGAAATCTTGTTCAACACCTGACTTAGATGCCTCTATTGCAGATAATCCTCTTATGTCATCATAAGGATTGTAATACTTGAAATGTAAAATTTCATGAGGAGCAAATATGGTTTCTACATTATTAAGTGTATGTTTCCAATAACCGTGGAATTGATTATCTTTAATAACTGGTTCCATTCTAGTTGGAGGGATAACCCAAATATATTTAGGAATTTCCGTTATATTCTTTCTCTCCACTAGCCAAAATGCTTCACCAAATAACTCCAAATAGAGTGCTGTAGCAAAAAACAATGTACTGGTTATCATATATGGATTTGGATTCTGCATCAATTCGTGTAATGGGCCTTCTGATATTATGTCTTTAATATCTTTGCTTTTTTCTTTGTAAATATAAAAAGGTACTCTTGATATGTTTTGTGCAATAGCATTTACAGCAGCAAACACCCAAACTGATTTTTCATATGGGTCTGTTACTTCCATAGAGTCTACAGAACTCAAATAAGTTCTTAAAGTATGCCAAATCCTAGTATCCTCTACTGTTGACCCCATTCCTTTTTTCTTTGCTGGAAGGTTCTTTCGCATCTTAAAAAATTGATCTACATTTTTGATCACATCTCTGATTAATCCCATCTTTTTTCTCCTTTGACCAGTAATAGCATATAGTTATTTACTTTTGGTCTAATTAGTAGACTATATCCACCTTATTTTATAAACACCCATTCCCCTAAAATGAGAATAGATTGGATAACGTATAGCAGCCATAGAGTGATCCATAAATTCTATTGGTTCATCTAGTACTCTTGCATTTTTGTCTGTTTTCCAACTATAGGACTGAAATTCCTTTATGGTATTTAGACTTCCCTTTTGTACATAAATATTAAATCTCTTTAAAAGAGTTATACCATCATAAACATTCTTTTGTGCTTCACGAACATTAAAACCAGCTAATCTCATTTCTTTTATTCTTTGAGGTTCAGCATTATCACAATAAATAGGTCTTAACCTATCTTCTCTGAGTATTACCCTATCCATTTGTTCCATTAATTGAGCATTTGTTAATCCCCTTTGATAAATCAATTCTTCCACATGAATCTCTTGATCTTTCACCATGCATTTCACCAATACTGAGGGATCATTAAAACCAAAGTCTAGACCATAAAGAGTTGTGTAATCTTTGCCTCTAGGCATCATATCTTCAGTTGTCCAATTTCTGTAGATTAAGTTTTCTAATCTACCCCATTCTCCTAAAGCGTAAACTCTATAGAAATTGATATCTTGATTAATTAGTTCTTTATATTGCTTAACTGAATCTTCAGGTAAGAAAGGATTATCTTTATAAGTAGAATGAATTACTTTTACATCATTTTTAAAACCTTCCGCTTCTATTAATTTTTCCTTGATCCAATGAAATTCATCAATAGGGTTAAAAGATAAGTATATCTGATTCATCTTACCATCTGTAGGTTTTGCTCTAAGATATAGTTTAACTGTCATGAAATCTTGTAGTGCAATTTCAGTAGCTTCTTCAAACCACATATAATTCCAGTTAGAAGATTTTATTTTTTCAGGGTCATCAAGACCATTAAAGTGAATAAAACTATTATTATAGAATAAATTCATACCCACTTTATCTTCTCTTATTCTGTTAGTTACTTTAAATTCATCCATTATTTCATGAAATGGTAATATAACTGATGTTCTCATAGAAGGCATTGTTTTTCTTACCACTAATATCTTTTTTCTGTCTTCTGTCAACAGTTTATATAGTAGTAACTGAATAATAGAATGGGATTTAGAACTACCACCACCTCCTATATTGACATTTATCTTCTTGTCACTCGCCAGATTTTCAAGGAATACACGAGTAGCTGGAATATCAACATCTATCTTATCTTCTGGATTAGCAAACAAGTCTATACTTTTCTTTCTTCCCATTAATCTAGTACCTCACCTTCTATCACATCTTCCAATTCCTCTTCTTCTTTGGTTAAAGAAGAAGTGGGGAGGACTTTAGCTTCTGCATATATTTTCTTTGGCCTTCCTCTTTGTTTTTTTTCTTCTATTTCATTACCAGTACCAACAGGTAAAATCCTAATAAAAATAGGTTTCTTTTCTGACTCTCCTGCTTTATCTGGTTTATCAACCCATCCTCTGTGTTTACCAAGACACTTTAAATAGAACATTGTAAGAATGCCTGAAGAATCTTTAATTTTGGTCATATCTCCTTGACCAGTTTCTTTATTAAAACCAGTAATCCTGTTATATAAAGTTTGTTCTACTTCATCTAAGCATGTTTCACGGATTGTAAATAGGATATTCCTTAACTGTTTAGATTTTTTGATTACGTTTTTTAATACATCAATATCACATTTAAGTTCTGCTGCTGCATATTTTATTAAGCCACCAGTATGCCATAAAGCTGTTACTACTTCATCATTACTGGGTATCACTGGTGCTATTTCATTCTTAGCCATTTAAAACCCCCAATTACAATACTTTTAATTTTATAGAATCTTCAAATGTTTGTGACTCTGAAGTTACCACTGTTATATCTATTGTATATGTTTTTCCAGACGTACCACCTTTCAATCTATAAGATACCTGAGTATCTTCATAAACAGTTACATTATCTACCATAGAACTAGAAACATTAACATTAGAAGAATCAATAATTCGTACTGAACAGCTTGATATTGTTTCAGAAGCTCCTAGCCAACCATCTCCATCTGTTCTTCTAAATTGATGATACCTATAAAAAATTTCTGATGCCCTTTTTTCAACGAACATTATAATTCCTCCACTTGAGTTGTAAAGCTTCTTTCATTAACATCTTCTGAGAAGATTCTTTTCTCAACAGAATTACTAAATAGTCTTTCATTAATATCTTCTGAGAAGATTCTTTTTTCTACTATTGTTGTACCATCTACCACAAATGCTCCTGTTTCTCCATTTGTAATAAGAAACATTGAATCATTCACCAACAATTTATGAGTTTGTGTTAGATTAATCACTCCCACTGCTACTAAATGTATACAATTTTCTATAACCAAATTCACTACTCTTGTTAAAACCACTTCAGGAGAAGTGATAGAACTAGTAGCATTTTGTACTATCAAATCTACATCAGCTATCTCTACTATATCTGCATTATCACTTGTTAATGTATTTACTCCATTACTTAGTTCTAACTCATGAACTTGGGTTAAAGCTATCACACCAGAAACTAGTGAACTAACACAATCTGATATAGCTACATTATGTACCTGAGTTAAGTCTACATTATCACTTGTTAATGCATTTGTTGCGTCAGCAACAACTAACACATGGGTTTGAGTTAAGTCTACATTATCACTTGTTAATGCATTTGTTGCGTCAGCAACAACTAACACATGGGTTTGAGTTAAGTCTACATTATCACTTGTTAATGCATTTGTTGCGTCAGCAACAACTAA